ATGAACAGGAGCAATAACATCCAGGCTACCAGCAAGAGCACCGAAACCAATTGAAGTTAATGCTTTTTGTCGAGGAGATAAATCAGATTCTGTAGCCTGGAGTTCTGGAAAAATAATACCTGTTTCCGTACCAGTAGAACCTGCTACAGCTCCAGCAATAGCACCAGTACGTCCAGCTAAAGCTGCACCACCAGCACCAGCTAATACCATAGGTGCTAAAACAGGAAGTACTTGTCCAAATGTACCAGCTGTAAAATCTGCAAAATCTGCAATATTTTTAACATCTTGAATTTGTTTAACACGAGGACCAACAGCTGCAGAATCTCGAAGTAATTGTTCTGCATTTTGTTGGTTGACTTTAGCTGCTTCATCACGACCAACTAAAACATTACCTACACCAGCAACACCTTCTCCAATAGAAACAAGTTGACGCGATCCTGCGCGTAATCCTTTTTTAAATTCTCCAGCTGGTTTACTAAAAGTACCTGCAGGTAAACCACGGTTTAACCCACGATTTTGCCTGTCAAGCTCTCGTGCAGCGTCAACTTTAGTAGGATCAAAGGCCATTACTGCCTAAGTGATTGTTTACGTCTAGCAAATACTGATTGAAGAAATTGAGAAGATGTATCAGGAAGATCAGATAAATTAATAACAAAAGAGGGAGGACCACCTTCTTCTTTAACAGCAAAAAGCCCGCCGTCTTGTATACTAAAAGCACTCATACTATCTGCATCTAAAAGTGGAGCTGTACCATCAAAAGAATCAGCTATAGAACTGAAAGGATCTCCTCCGCCTAAGAAACCAGGCATTATAGCGTTAAATATTTTACCTACAGCAGAATCTTCTTCAGCTGCTACTTCACGCATAACAACTGAGAACATTGTTTGTACAGCAAGTGATTCAGGATCAAAATTATCTTTACGAGCTTGTGTAAAAGTGATATCTGTTTTTTGTTGAGTTGTATCAGCATTTCCAAGCGCATCCATCAAAACTTTATTTTCGTTTTTACGTCCATCAGCTGCTGCTTGGGATATAGTACCTGCAAGTGTTGCTTCATCTAATTGAGCAGAATGTAAATCAATAGCATTATCGAAATCATTTTGACGTTTAGTTTCACCAAATTCATCTTGTTCAAGACCGAATTTCTTCTGATCAAGACCAAATTGATTTCGTGTATTTAATCCTTTATTGAACTCACCGGCTAATCCTAATCGAGTTTTAAGAGCTAATGCATCACCAAGAGCATTATCAGTACGTTCAAAACCAGTCAATGCTTCTCGAAGTGAAACACGTTTATTGTTTGGATCTTGTTCATTTACAGGAGCTTCAGGATCTTGCTCATCTGCTGTAGTAGCAAAAGTTCTACCTTCTGTTCTAAGTCTAGAATCACCAAGCGGAACATTTGGTTCATCAGGATTAAACTGTTCACCTCTAAGTAATTGATCTCGTGTTAAAGAACCCGAACCATTCTGTCCTTGATCAAGTTCTTCGACAAAACGATTAGGGTTTAAAGATCGAGCATCTGTAGAAAAGAAACCACCAGAATCAGTAGGAGGTCGAGTTAAACCAGGAGCATTTAGTGCATCAATAGTAGGATTACCAGAAATATCAAGTTCACCAAGTCCACCAATATTAAAATCTCGTAATTGACGTTTTCCAAAGTCTGAACCTACGATTGCTTGTCCTGCTTCGAAACCAGCAAAACCAGCAGCAAGTGGACCAGAAGCACGCGATGCAACTCGACCAGCAAATTTAAGACCCCTTCCAACTTTATTAGATAATTTAGTAGTATCGTTTACAACACGACCTCCCTTTGGTTCAGGCGTAGGACCAGTATTACTTCTTTGATTTGTGAACTTAGGTCGTGTACCAGACTTAAGGTTTTCATTAGCACGACCAGCAGCAGAACCAGTTTTTAGTTTAACTTCTTCTACAGTTGCTTTAGCTCCACCTTTAAGTTTGTCAACTCCTGCTTTTCCAGCAGCTTTAGCTTTTCTACCTAGTTCTTCTGCTTTTTTTAATATTTCAGAGCGATCAAATCGTGCCATGACTATGTACCTATTATGAAACGTCGATATCGACGGCTGTATTAAGAGTTGCGTTTGCTGAAGCGAATTCAGCGAATACTTTAGCAGCTGAAGCAGCAGATTCAGCTTGTAATCTAGCTCGAAGATTTGCTGAATCTACATTGAATTGAGCATTACGAGATTCAATATCACCTCTTTTAATACTTGATTGTACTTCTACGTTTTCTTCTTGAATTAAAGTACTAACCCACGATGCATATTGACTTGCATATGAACCGTAACTGGAAGCTCGACTACCTAGTATAGAAGCATTAGTTTCAATCTCGGAAGCAGTACGTGCAATATTTGCTCGATACAAATCAATTTCACCTCGATATCTTTCGAGGCGAAGCCCATCTTCACGTACTCGTATATTTGCTTCTTCTATACGCGAACCTTGTTGTGAGATATTAGCTCGAACTTCAGCTTCATACGCAGTAACATTAGTAGCAAATACTCGAGATTTAACTTCTTCGGCACCAAGTTGAGTAGCATATAAATTTGCTTTGGATACTTCAGCTTCAACTTGTGCTTTATAAGAATCAATTTCAGTTTTAAAAATTTCTAATTTATCACGTTCAATATCAGATATTGTTTTAGCTGCTTCAACTTCGACCTGATACATTTGAATTAGACTAGTAACAGAATCTATCTGTGCTTGGTATAACTGAATAGTGTTGGTATTGATTTCACTTTTAAGAGCTTCGGATTCAATTGCAATTTTAGAAACCTGAATCTGAGAAACAGCTGCATCGACCTGAGCTTGATAAGATCCAGTAAATGAATTATAAGCTTGAATTACTAAATTATGTCTTGCTACTTGTGCATTAAATACACTAATAGAATGACCAGCCAGGAATTCAGCAGCTTGCATTAACCGTTGTTGCATAAAACCACGGAAAGTAGTCATAGATTGATTTAACTGATTTGTTTGAGCAATAACATTTTCACGAGATTTACGAACTAAATCAGCACGCTGAGTCGAAATATCTAATTCTACTTCTTGCATTTTATCAGTAGTTTGTTTTTGTAATACTCTTATTTGGTCGATCTGATCACCTTGGGGTACACCAAATCCCCGGGCAGAAAAAGTATCAAATAATTCTTCTTCATCAACAACTAACTCACGACGCATACGTATACGTTGGCGTTCAAATAATTGTTCTTCATCTACGTGATTAACACCAAAACCACCATTAAGTAAATCATCATTAAGCATAGCGCGAAGATTAGTTAATTCGGTAGATATATAATCTTCTTCGGAATAAACAAAACTAGTTACAGGTGCTGCTAAAGCATCAGGAATAGCAGGAAACACCTGATCGTAAATAGGTAATATCGGTGTGTTTAAAACCGGAATATTAATATTAGCTAAAGCTGGAACCGACGGAATAGCTAAAACAGGTTTTATAGGAATAGGTGTAGTCTGTAGTGCCGGAGACCCTGGTACAGAAGGTAAATTAGAAACTGGCGGAATACCGAAATCTAATAGTGGTGATGTTGGTGGAGCAGGAACTGCTAATTGAGCAATACCTGTAGTAGCAATAGCAGGTGTGCCAAAACCACTAAAAGCTGTAGGATTAGAAACTGTAGCTGCATAAACAGGTTCATCAGTACGATTAGGACGTTCTCCACCAATACTAACAACAGGATCTGTAGAAATACCAACAGGTACTTGTGGTACGCTTTGAGCAGCTAATGTTGAAATTTCGTTTGTAAAAGCTATAATTTGATCTGCAAGTGCTCTATTAGCAGCATCTATTTGCGCCATATTGTCTGTAGGATATCCCATTATTGTGCCTTCCTGTCAAATTGTTGGATATAAAAACCTAATTTATCGATTTCAAAATCTGCACCTGCAACGTTTGATGCACCAAATTGCCAATAACGAGATTTTAATCCTCGTGCGATTTTTGCCCTCCCACGTTTAATCCCACTAGTATTAGAAATGTTACCTATAGTATATTGACGTACTACAGGCTCACCGTCAATACTTACATCAACCTTCATATTACCATCTGATGTATAACCCATATATACATAAGGTACTCGTTTAAGACCTGATTTTTTCATATCAGAAAAACCAAACTTAAAAGAAGCAGCAATATCTGTTGTAATATCTTTCGTTCCAACTAGTTCAAAAATCCCTGCTGTATTAACACCATAATGTTTTCCTGCTTTTTGAAAGACAGTATGGAAATTATAATTCGTATATTTAGTAACACTATAATTTTCTGTATTCATTGCAAAAGGATTAAATACTGCAACTGCACCGTTATCCAATAAACCATTTGAATATAAAGAAGGTAACGTAGCAGTTAATACTCCAATGCCATTTTCTGCTAAGAAACCTGTACCTGTAAGTACAGGTAAAGTAAGAACAGCAGAAATTGCACTACCATTAAAAACTAAACTATCGATTGTAAAAAGAGGTAATGATCCGGTTACATTAATAGCACCGGACATATTCAATTCAGCTGTTAGATCGAATAAAGGTAGTGTACTAGCAGCATTTAATACTACTTGAGAATCTAATTGTGCTGCTATTGTTAATGGAGGTAATGGACTTATAACAGTTGAATTATTACCTGGAATAAGAAGCGCATTACTAGTAAATAAAGGAAGTGTTACATTTGTATCATGCCCAAGATCAATCTCGATCGTAAACATAGGTAACGTATTTATAACACTACTTACACTACCATTAAGAATTGTGCCATCTAATGTAAATAATGGAAAAGTATTAAAGTTTGGTGGTGTGTTTTCTTCTACACTAACTATTGTCATCGACGGCATTGTTGCCGCTACATGCATTACAGATTGTTGTGTAGTAGTAGAAGTTAGCGTTATTGGAATAGTTGCCGATAATTTACCTGAACGGTTTTCAGCTTGACCCGTTAGGGTCACAACAATTGCTTGTACTAAAGTTCCTTTAACAGGTTGAACGTTAGCAACACCTGTTAATATTAAAGGATGATTTGTCGATAATGTATTAGAAGCCTGGCCTTTATTCTCAACTTTACCAACAGCAGCAAGTGATATTGTAATAGGCTTATTAAGTAATGCGTTTTGACCGTAATTAGCTGCGCCTGCAAGAGTAACAAAAAATGATTTATCTAAAGTACCTATTCGTACAACATCACCAGCTGCTGCTAATGACACTGCAATAGTTGCGTCAACCGTTGCTTTAAGAGGTATTACATCAGCAACACCAACAAGTGTTACTATAATTGTTTCATCTAAAGTAACGTGTTGAAGATTTTTAACAAACGTATCTGATGTTACAACTATTGTTGCATCAAGCGTTGCAGTTTTAGCAACAGGTAATACCGCCACTTTACCTTCTGGCTGGTTTACAAAGTTTCTAAATAAATTAGCCATAAGGAACCGCCAACTTGCCACCAACTACTGAACCCGTAGTAGCACCAGTAAACCCTGTTTTAAATAAGATATAAGCCGCGTCATTGATAAGAACTATATCTATTACATCATTTGTACTAGGAGCTAAAAACCAGAGATCGCAACGTTCATTTATATTACCCATATAAGTATTAGCATCGAATTGCAGATTTTGAGGGTTCCCTCCAACAGAAATTGAATGCGCAAAAAATTGAGTATCTTGACCAATAAATTCTAAAGCAGTAGTACCGCCAAGACCAGTAAGTGCGTAAGAATCGCCGTCACTTTGAAAATTATCTCTTGCGGTATAACTCATATCTGCTTTAAAAGGCTCAAGAATAGTATTAGTATTATCTCTGCCTTCAAAAAAGTATAGAAACTGAGTAGCATCGGCATCGCCCCAAAGCAAGGCAGTAGATCCGACAAACCAATTTGGCATCCCTCCAGCGATATTGAGATTCGGCGCATCGCGTGTAATTTCGAAACAACCGATAGAACCATAAGATGGATCACCAGCCGCATCACCAAAAATACCGGTTGAACCTTCGTGCATAATAATAAAAAAAGTTTGGCGTGCTGCAATATGAAGTGTACCGCCGGGACTAACAAGAGTACCCATGCTGATTTTATCATTCAGCGGTGTTTCTTTTGTACCTGTATGTGCTATTTCATTCCATGATGCTGCAGCAGAAAGACGGATATAAATACTAGAAACACCATTAAGCGAAACAAATTTAAATACACCTGAATCATCGGCAATTTCTAATCGAAGAACTTTTTTAGTTGCAGATACATCATCAAATTTTACCCAAGGAGATGCAACAATAGAAATAATTTCAGTAAGTGATTGGTCACAAGAAGCAGACAAATTTGCTTTATTAGTTTCACCACCAAGAATTAAATAAACATCATTAAATATTTGAGAGAATGTAGCACCAGCAATATATTTATATTTGGTATACACTATGTACCTTCGTTTCTGAACAGAAATTTAGGTTGTCCTTTAGATGTAGAGATATTCCATTCAGGCCATATTAATCTAAGATCATTTGGTGTATCTAAAGTATGGAGAGTATCGCTTTCAAATCCTGCAACTATTCCAGCTTCCATCGAATAGATAGGACCGAGTGCAGAGGAACCAATAGGAGCACCAACGTCCTCGTATTTTTCAACATGAATTAGATTTAATGCATAAAAAGGATTACCTGCATTGTCATAAACAATAGCAGTTGATAAATTATCATATTCATTAGTAACATGTTCCCCGCGTGAACTTGTATTACCTATTCGAAGTGCTTTATTAATTAAATCAGTTGTACCGATATCATCAAGAATTCGAGGAATTCGTGCGTTAAATTGAGAAGTAAAAGAAGTTCCTGTATACCAACTATCAATTGTAGTTATAACAGGTACATACCCACTACCAACAGCAAGACACGGATGAGTTCTGGTTATTTCTAATGCCGCTAGTCCCATACTTGGTGCTATGCCTGTATATCCAGTATTTCGCCATGTAACATAACGATTAGTCGCGAATATATCAAATATCTGAACACCATCCCCCCAAGAAGAAATAGGCATACGAAAAGTTGAAATTTCGTCTGTTGTAGTTTCGTTTGTCGCTGTATTGGTCGTAGGATTCCAGTCTTCCATAACGGAAGAATCAATACGCATAATAGTTGATGCGCCTATAAAAAATCTTAGACGGAGATATTTGAATTGAGCTGGATCGCCATCACAGGCGGACCGCAATACCCATTCGTCCGCTGTGCCGGTGTCACTATCAAACATCTCCCAGCCAGCTGGGTATACACTAAAGATTTCAGTAGCGCCAGGAAGCGCTGCGATAAGATTATTCTTATCCGTTTCGCCTGTTAACAGTGCAACTATATCACTACCAAAATTTGCGGCTGTAGGCGAACCATTGGCTGCATACTTGCATCGCATTGCTTATACACTAAGGTCAAACTGTGTAATAGTAACTTGGTCAGCGATTGCAATTACGATAGTAGACAAATTTAAATCAGAACCGGAAGCTGCAACATCACCATCAATACGAACATCAGTAGCACTTGCACCACCACCATCTGTTGATTGCTTTAATCGAAACCATGTTGCAGTACCTGCAGCTGGTGCAGAAGTTTCTGTCCAAGGAGTATTTCCTACAATCGTACCGCCAGATGCTGCTATAAATGAATCAGCTACCAAAGTAAAATCTGCAAGTACAGTTCCTGTTGGAATATCATCAGCTGATGCAGGTCGAGTACCGTTTCGAATTTCGAGAATATCATTAGCTCCATCGAAAGCAGCATTAATACCGGAATCAAGCAATAAATTCGCTGCTCCAGTTGAAAGTCCAATAGCCATAATAAGTACCTCCTTATGCGGCAGGGAATGTAATAGCGAAAGTTGAGATAGTCTGAACTGCTGCACTCGCGATAAACGTATTACTCATATTCATGTTTGCACCTGAAGTAGCAATATTACCGTCGATACGAGAGTTAACAGTAGACAAAAGAGCTGGATTATCAATTGCTTCGTGTAAACGAAACCAACCAGCAGTACCTTCTGCAATAGCAGTACCTGACCATGTTTGAGCAGCAGCTTTTGAAATAACACCAGCTACCGGTGCGTCAAAAGAAACACCAATAGCAACACCGTCAGAAAAAATAGTTGCTAAAAGAGTACCGGTTGCAGCTTGATCAGCATCAGAAGGTTGAGATCCAGTGTAAATATTAATAAAGGATAAAGCAAATTCAGTTTGGAAGGAATTAGTTCCAAGTGCTGCTTGTCTATATCCGGTTGATAAACGCAAAGCCATAACAGCCTCCTAAGTTTGAATGATTGAAACAATATGGTTCTGCCCGTTCTCATTCCTATACATAGCAGAGCCAAGACTTCCTTGCGGTAGAGAAACAGATTTCTGTGTTACTCTATTAAGTTGCCCATTAGGAAGACCAACACAAAAACCTGCAGTAGTCGCCCAAATCGGCAATAATTCTGTTGATGCTCCATCACCAACTATACTCCCCTCTACATATGCCTTAGTACCTTCAATTACACCAACATTTGCTACTTTTAGCAAGTCTGCTTTTTTAGGTTCACGATTATTAAGATAGAAAATTTCATCGAGTGTTCCCACAAATAAACCGTTTTCAACTTTAGCAATCATAGTTATGGTATCAGGAAAGCGAAAATAATCTTTACCAAGACGAAGTTTGTAATATCCAAATACAGGCGTGTAATAAACTCGTTCTCCACAAGCATAATAATTTCGACCGGCGAATGTTTCTACGTCGTTAAAAGCCAAAGGAATAGAATAATCAAAAGTCCTGTCACCAAAATCACTCGTATCGAACACCAATTGTTGGGCAGTGGTTGTATTACATATTCCAACAGCAATGCCGTTAGAAAAGATAGCAGTATCAAGTATACAATTAATACGAAGTTTATTATGTGGTCCAAAACCATTTAATTGTGTATAAGTAGCGATCGAAGCAAAAGAGTCATCTAGTTGATGAACATCACCTGAACTATTAAGAGCTAGAACAATTTTATCTTCAGTACCAACAGCAACATAACTATCAGCAGTAACTAGTGTTTGGCCTGAACGTCTACGCGGTTTATTTGCACGCGTAATATCAACATTAGTTGCTTCTTTAAGACTACCAAATCCGACTTCTTGAGAAGCATTAACATTATCTAGACCGGCGAATTTTGCTACATCTAAGGTTGGATGAGTATCTCTAGCCATTTATAAACCGCCATATCTAACTGTGCCTACTGTAGAACTAAACCGTTGACGGCGTAGTGCTGTTTTAACACGATCCATAAAATCTGTAGCTAAAACAAAAGCAGCTTCAGAAAGTTGTTCATTAAATACATCAGCGTCATTCTTTTGATAGGCCAGGTATTTCATGTAATACATCAAACCACGTTGATACTCCACTTCTGTTATTTCGAAGGTAGCACTATCTTCTGTAATATCCAAAAGAGGTAAGCGATAAACAAATAAATTAAGAGTGTCATTAACAACGGGGATAGCAACTAAACGTCCTTTGTCTTTTTCTAAATCTGTAATAATAATAGTTGGAGTCCCTGTTGCGTTTTCCCAGTTAATAGGACTTGAAAAAGCAAAGTTATCATATGCATCACGCCCATAACCAGACTGATTAACATCTGCATATGTTCTGGGAATAACTTCAAGGCCGGCAGTAGCAAGGCGGGCTCCTCGAATCTTGGTGATTCGAGGATCTAAATTTATAAATTTTTGTGTAGCAACTACAGGAATATCAACTATTTCTGTAGTAGAAGCATCAGCAAAGTAATCAGTTACCCGGGCAAACTGTTTTATCGATTGATCCATATAACCGAATATTTCAGTATCTGTCCAAAGAGGATCATCGGCATCAGTATCCTCAATATCAGAACGAAAAAGATCAGCTATATCAGAAGGAGTCATTAAGTATTAGACGTTGCTGTAGAACCAGGATCTGGATCTTCCTGGTTATCATTAGATGGATGCAGTTTTTGTTGTCTGCGTATATTAAATAAATCCCATATTTTATTTCGTTCAGTAGAATCAATACGAAACTTAACCAGATCGGTAAATGCATCTACACGAGGAGCGCCATTACCACCGAATTTTTTACTATCGTTTTGTTCAACTAGATATTTACAGGCGTCTAGTAATATATTTTCACGTTCTTCGCCTTGTGGTTCTGATTGGGGAGTTGGGAAAGATGTTTTTTCTTCTGCTGAATAATTAGTTATATCTTCACCATCTTCTGATACACCACCCCATTTACGAACTTCTCCGTATAGAATAGGAGGTACATGCAGGAACTCATTTTTTTTAAACATGAGCGCATGACCGTGCCCTTGTACGGTAAAATCACGATTCATTTTAAATTTCATAATACTTTCTCCTCTCAAAAAATAAATGATGGGGCCTTACGACCCCATCGCGTCGATTAGACAGGTTGAACTTCGTTAGCCTTACCATCCATGATGTACTTAACCATTGCAAATCCTGCACCAGTTGTTGGCACTGCGCCAACTCCGGTCCATTCAATTGTAACAGTAGCTGCAGCTGTTAAAGCTGTAGAGTCCAAAGCAGTGGTAGTTTTAGTACCTAAACTTGAACCATTATCTGCAGCACCAAGAGTAATACCAGCACCTGCCATTTCGAGCAAGTCTGTAGTAGCACTATTGAATATTGTAGTAACAGTCAAAGTTGCTTCTAGAACACTAGCTCCAGCAGGAAGATCAATCGCAGGAAGCGCGACTCCTGAAGAACCAGCAAAATCCGCAAAACCAAAAGATAGTTTTGCAACTAGAGGGTATTGCCGTCCGCCGTCTTTAGTGATAGCCATGATTATCTACCTCCTTAAAGTGCGACGCTACAAGCGAGAACACCGAAATCTTCGGTAGTACCGCTGTAGATAGAGTGAAACTGGGGCTTCAAAAGACCACAGATTTTGCCAACCGAAATACCTTGCTGGTTGTCATAATCAAAGCCTTTCTCAATCCAGAATGGATCCCCGATATCTGCAAAACCCATCGCCTGGGCACCCGCCATAATAATACGGGATCCCTCGACTGCGCCACCGGCTCCATACTTAGAGCCTGCAAGAGCACCCTTTGTAGTAAAGACATGACGATATTCGAAGATATTCAGACCATCAACATGGATAACTGAAGTACCTTTAAACAGCGGGTTATTTGGAGAACGAGGTTGCGCATCTTTCCAGGCAGCGCGAAAGTCAGGATCTTTCTTGAGTCTCGCGATAGAAAGTGGAGCCATGAATACATTGTATTCTTCGGTTCCGGCTTCCCCGAGTATCGGGCGGATATAGTTATCAACCGCATATGCTTTCAGATCGACAAGCATATTATAAGTCGGCGTATCGGCAGCAACAACATCTGCTGTACCGTTCGAACCTGATGCGGCATCTTTCAATACACTTGCAGTACCGTCCCAACGAACCAAGCGGTTCACTGATGGGGCAGTTACATCGGCAGCGTAATCCAGGTTTGCTAGGTCGGAACCTACACGGGTTGCGCCATCGTTGGCAGATGTATATGGGATACCAGATAAGGTAAGGAACGCCATCTGATCTAAGCGGTCAGCTAACCAGTAGGCTAGAACATTACGAGAGTTCTCGCGGAATGTAACGACTGACTTCTGATCGGCAATGCGACCTTCGTGTCGGTTAGCGTGACGTAGCTGATCAATTCGAATAACTTGATCAAAGCTTTTCATCGCTTCTTCGTTACCTTCCAGAGTACGATCTCCTGCAGTACCGTCGCCTTCAAGGTCGGATACGAGCGTAAGAACTGCTCGTGCGCCTTTATGGGACTTCGTTAACTCTGTGACTCTCTGAATCATCGCGGTATTGCTAGTACCAAGAAAGCGATTCAGAAACATCCAGTTTCGAGCAGCACGCCAAATATCACGTTGCCAGATGGTAAGCTGCTCCGTAGTCAGAAGTCCAAAGTTTGTCAAAGACATTATGGAATCTCCTAAGAAAGGAAGTTAAAATAAAGTACACTTTATTTTAAAGTGCACTCAAGCTTTATACCATCAGCGTATCGTGCTGAAAACCGAAATCGACTCTGATAACGTTGTTCGATAAACGACCTGTTTTCGACACAGGTAAGCGATAATAGAGTTATATGCTAAGAAATAAGTATTGTCAATAAAACTAAGTCGTTATGTTTACAGAACAAGTTAATTTTGTTGACAAAAAAAGGGCTGGGAAAAATCCCAGCCCTAATTTTGGGCACATAAACAAGGGGTTAATTTGTTTAATAAACAATATTATACTTAAATAGCATCTCCTCTCAAGCGTTTTAACGTACTCTCTGGTATTGCATCGAACTCCTCCATAGTCATTTCACTGACTGCACTAGCATCTTCGACATCACCCCCTCTGTCTGAATTTTCTCCTTTATCACCAGTATCCGGTGGAATCTGATCTGCTGCTTTTAGATTCTTTTTAATGTCGGTTACTTTCGGATCAGGTTTTTCACCTGTAGGTGTGGTAGCTGGTAAAACTAATTTTGCAGCTTTACGCATAGCCTGAGCCGGTGAATATTTACCTCCTAATACAAGACCTTGTTGAATATCCAATATCTCGCTAATAACAGTCTGGTCATAATCTTCGTGGTCTTCGTTAAGAAAAGCATGAGTTTCTTCCAGTTCATCAACAACTGTATCCAGTTGAATCTGTTCACGCGCCTGTTTACCAGCCGCTGTTGAAGTTGAAGTAGCTATCTCCTGATTAAACTCGCGCTCAAGTATTCGTTGTTCCTTACCTAGCGCAACAACCTGATCAATATTGTTATCTGCCCGGGCTTCTTCAATCTTTCGATCGAGGGCGGATAACTGAGTATCAATATCAGGTGCATCGGGATCTTTAGTAGATGCAGCACGAAGCGAAGCGTTTTCTGTTTCCAGTTTATCGTTAAGTTCTTCAGCATTTTTAGCACGACTAGCTGCAGAGTCATAACGATGTTTTGGAATCATATGGGCAGCTTTTGCTGGATCGTCGTCTTTATCGTCGCCGTCTTTTTCGTCTCCGTCATCCTTTTTTTCAGCTTTTTTATCATCCTTTTTGCCGTCCGGTTCATCATCTTTCTTATCCTTATTATCTGATGCGTTTTTTTCTCTCGTGTCATCTTCTTCATGTACATCTCCACGATCTGCATCGTCGTCTTCATTTGATTCATCGAATAGATTAATCCAACCAGATATTAGATCTAGCAACCAGTCAGAAAAAGAAGGAGTTAATATTAAGTCATTCATGCTGTACCTCTCAGAGTTTTATTGCGTTTAAGTTTAGATGTCTTACTTTTCGGTTTAAGATCAGGAAGTGGCGTATTACGTGTACGTCCTCCAGCATTTTGTTGCTGCCGTCCGATAAAACGAAGAAGTTTTTCGCTTGAGCGACCAAGTTTTGAAGGATTACGTGCCATTATTTTGCTCCTGCTTTTGCTTTGGGTTTAGATGCTGCGGCTTTGATTTTCTTTTCTTCCAGTTCTTTGTTTTGAGCAAGCTCCAGTCCTTTCATTTCCTTGTTGTCTTCAAGTTCTTTAGCTTTAAGTAACAGGGTACGCCGCATTTCATCGCGTTTCAATCCAAGTTCACCTTGAACCTGCTCGCGCTTTAACAGGGTATCAACTTTAAATTTTTCAATATCAATAACATTAGCACTGTTATCACCTGATTCACCGGCTTCAGCGTTAGTCTTATTTGCCCGGGCTATTGTAAATTGAGTATCTGCTTTTTTAGCTTCGATTTCAGCTGCCAGGGCCTGAGCTTCCAGCTCCTTAATCTGAAGTTCAAGTTCTGCCAACTTCTGATCAATCTCGGAGGGATCAGTATCACCGGTTAATCGTTTGTTAGCTTCAATGATTTCTTCCTTGTTTGATAAATTTGAAGACTCGATAAGAACAGAATCAGGAATAGTAACTCCCATTTCGCGCATATCTTTTGCTTCCTGAAACTGAGTTTCACGATAACTATCTTTTGCAGGCGCGTCGGTAACAGTTACTTCATATTCACCAATCATCAGGTTATTAGATATTTCACCTGCTGCATTGCGCTGGTTGATAATTATTTCTTCTGATTTCGAATCAAGACTATTACCAGTTACACGAAAAATACGTTCTTCAGTATAGAACTCCTGAACAAGATCCAGTACACGCTTTGCAACAAGTCGTCTGGTTCGAGCCAGGTTAAAAAATGCCTTGGCCTGATTAACGCCGCCTGCTGCTTGTTTGGCTTGAATAGCTTTAGCAGCTACATCGGCGCGATCGAATCCTCGTAACGAATCCGATACACCGGACAGCTCTTTAATAAACTCGTCAGCTTTAAAAGCTAATCGATCAAGTCCTTGCGGAATCTGGTTTGGTTGGATCTTCTCAAGAGGCTCGGTACCCTTCTTCCTTACGAGAACAATCCCTGTTTCTGCTCCGCGTTGTTCCAGCTCATCAGGATCCATATTCATTAACTGGTCTTCTTCCATCTGCCAACCAGAGTTTGCCGTAGTATTTACTACGTGCAGTTCCTGAGAAGTTGTTTTGTTCAGAAAATCCTGAGAACTGATTAAGTTCTCAACCAGCCCGATAGTCTTCCCTTTATGGAAGATCGGAAAATATGGAACGACTGTAAAATGGTTAAAAGGACTCCAGTCGTCGTGGAATACATAGTTATCTGCAGTCACGAGCCATTTAATTTGTTTGACTTTTTTCTTAATCGTTCCCAAGTTATATTTTTGTATAACTTCGTTGATTCTTTCCTTTTCCCATTTTTCAGGAATAGGTCGCATATCACCATTTACCAGGTCGACGAAATGATCTACGACGCGAACATGACGATACTGTCGTTCAATTACGCGTATATAACGACGATTATTCTGATCGGGATCTCCTGAGCCGGATATGGTTTGATTCAGTCCACGACCGCCAAAAGTGTTTTCAAGACTGTTGATTGAGTCGAGCCCATACTCGAAGTCACTACGACTTTTATTCCGTAACATGTCGGCGTCCGCCTGATTATATGTCACGGCGATGTCGTCCGGCGTCAGCCATTTGGTAATAAAAACTTCGTTCCAGTCATCGGGGTCATACGAATGTGCGTCGGGATCGATGACTACATTCTTGGAGTTTAGATTTCCTATCGACACTTCACCTCGCATCGCGTCGTCGAAACTTAGTCGTATATCCAAAAACCCCCTGGAAGAAATAATCCCTTCGTCAAATAATTCAGACTCGAGATGTTTCATATCCACATTGTTCATAATATGAATATAAAGTTTATTCAGTGCTTCAGATGTTTCAGGAACACCAGTAGCTGTTGGAATAAAGTTGATTGATGCCTGGTTCTGTAACTGCTCGCCCATGATGGTTAACAGCGTGCTAAATACTTTGTTAATTGTTAAAACCGGTTTGCCCTGTCTTTCGAGTCTCTGCTTAAAGATAGGACTCCATTGATTACCGTAGTAATAATCTTCGCAGAGTTTCGCTTTCCTTACAAAATCTAGATGACCGTTATCACGAGCATAGACATAATGATGCCAATTTTCTCTGGCGCGGGTAATATTAAGGGACATTATTTATTTTCCTTTGCTCTTTTGTGGAGATTGCGTATATTAAAATCACCTTTTAGAAAACTACCTTTAAGTTTTTTTCTTTTACCCATATTTGCAAAATTTTTGCTGGTATCAAGAAAAGTTTTTTTAGCAGAAGTAACAGCGTCACGTAATGTTTTCTGTATTTTAACATGTTGTTTCTTTTTTAAAAGAACCATACAAAAAAGTCCTACGCAGTCATTGGGTGGCGTTCGCCTTGAGTATACACTTTCAGACGATCGCGCCAACCTTTTAATTTCTTCATTTTCTTTCTTTTCGGCGGTGAAACATTAATAAACATACGTACTAACCATGCCATCGCATCAACCTGATCGTCGTGAACTCCCCCGGGGAACCTTAACATTTCATGCCGGCAGTCTTCGACCCACGGATTATTCTGTTCCGGTGGAAAAATAACTCGTCCTTGTTGCATCCGTCCTTGAAGTGGACGCGCACGCATTAATTTATCAGTTAACGGATTAAGTGTATTATCAAATGATGGGAACAGTCGGCGTTCATCCATTAACCTCCGTATATGCGGTCCAATTGCCAACTCCAACTGCCCCCTTTCTATTCCTACCACAACACTGCCAATTGTTTGTTCGTTATATTTCTCATAAGTATTGATAATTAATTCCGCGCTTTGGTGAGTCTCCCATTTTCCACGAAGTACTTCTAAAATGTGAATATTGTCATACTCATCCAACGCCCCTACAACGCCTACAGTAAAGTCATTTTGTTGCTTGAGTCCTACTGCCAGATCCCAGGCTATACAAATAGGCATCGCGGTCCAAGTTGGAAACTGCTGGTACCTGAACATACTCTTAGTAAAGTACATACCTTCTTCAGGTACAGGATTCTGCTGGTAAAGTGCACTCCAATGTCTCGGTTGAGTCACTCTCTTTATTTTCATCAATCGTGTGTAATCGAATCTTTCTGGATGCAACGCATCGTTTTTCTTTCGCAGGAACTTGGATTTGGGACTTGCTGGATCCGTAGTAACGGATCCATCCAAATTTAACCACTCATCATTTATAGCTATCGCCGGATATTCAATAATTTCCCACTGGTCTATTTCTCTCATTGCCTGTTCATATTTAGCTTTGACCTGTTTCGGATCCATTCCTTGCTCGGCCCACATAGTTTTTAACTCATCGGCTTCTTTTATCGCCTCGCGCATCTGGTTAATCATTCGACCGCTTAGATCGTCATCATGCCAGCGGGTTTGAATCACTAACACACCGCCAGATGGATCAAGTCTTGTGTAGGCCGTGCTTCCCCACCAATCCCAGGTGCTGTTCCGCGTAGTTTCTGAATCTGCTTCTTCCGCATCCTTAACTGGATCGTCTACAATAAATATATGCGCACCTTTACCAGTTATACCACCGCCGACACCGGCAGGAATGTATCCACCTTTCTGAGTAGTCGACCAGCCCTCAACATTTTCGTTGGTTCTGTCCAATTTCGTATTTGGAAACATGACCTGGTATTTTTTATCTCGTAAAAATGCCCGAACCATTCTCGAAAACTTCATAGGAAGACTAGATGCATAGGAAGCTGCAATTATTTCAAGATGAGGGTAGTGTCCAAGCGCCCAACCTGGAAAATGATGGCTTCCTATCGTACTTTTACCGTGTCGGGGAGGAACAAAGAGCATAAGCCGGGGTGATCTGCCTTCGATCACTGCTTTTAAGAACTTTGTAAGCCTGCGACAGATATCTTCGTGTACCCAACCAGCATTATAGTTAGGTTGGAACCTTTTTATGAATTCAACCAGCGATTTTTTAGCTAAAACACGATTTAAAAGCTCTTTCTCAATATCGCTTTTAGTTCTCCGCGTCTGTTTGGGTCGTTTGGTAGGATTAGTAAGAATTTGTTTCGCAGCTTCAGCTTCGAGCGCCTCAATCAGATCAACCTGCTTCTGTACGTGCTTTTCAGCAAGCCGGATCTTGATTTTCTGTTTAAGAGTTACAGGATTAGTAGCATATTTAGCCTGTAACTTATCATCACAGGGTATGCAATACTTCTTATAGGAACCTTTGTGCTGTTTCCTTCCATTCTTTTCTTCGTAAATAACCCAACGATGAAAAAATTGGGAAGTTTTTACCCTGTTACAGATTGAGCATGTGCTAGACATTGCCCCGAGCATCCCATCCAATTATTTCTCTATAATTACCTAAAGATTCCTCAAGCGTAGGGTTATTAATAGAAGCAGCTAATTTAGTTAAAGCACGACGTACATGAGATTCTAAAGTTGTTCCTGTACCATCGCAATTCATACAAGGGCGTGTAACTATTTCTTCATACTCAGCTCGAGTTGTATAATTTCGAATTATTCCTCCTGTTACCTTACCTGTACCGTCGCAAGTATCACACTCAAAAATTCCCGCGCTTTCCAGAATTTGTCGACGAAGAATTAACTCTCTAGTCTCATCTTCAAAACTATCAGGTAACTTTTGCATTAGTATCTTGGCGTTCTTGGTGTAGGACGTTTTCTACCTTTCTTTTTAGCCATGATGTACCTCTCTCATTTGAGCTTTTTTATGCGCGTGACGCATAATATGTTTATGCGGTAAACAACCTGCACGGGCGCTTTTAGGTTTACCGCGTTTATGATGCACTACCAAATTCTCCAGGCAAAATCATAACTCCGACACCTAACTTAGTATACCATTTAAACTTAATTTTCAGGGGGAAGTTCACTGAATTCAGCATCGATGTACGGTTGCTCCTTATCCAGCTCTAACAATAACTCCTCCTCACTCATTTCTTCCATCTGTTGTAAACGCTGAGTATGTTCAACCGATACGAGAACCTCCTTTTTCTCAGGTGCATAATAACCCTGCATCTTGTTAAATTCCTGCGCCCCGCGAATCATCGCAGTCGGGTCGCAAGTAAGCCGTGCTATTTCAACTGCATCCTCTACTACTTCCATTACCTTATCCCTTGTATATACAGCTTCCTTGCGGGTAATTTTAACATGCTTGGCAATTTGTTCCTGAACATAAGGATCTTCTTCCCATTTCAGGTAATCCCGTTTACTTTTATAACCAGCCTGCAAAGCAGCTTGCCTTGGTGTAAAACCAGTTATACGGAGATTAATATAATTCTCGATAGAAAAATCTATAGGATCTTCCTGAATAACTAAAGATGCGGCTCGTGACATAGATACTTTATAGACCTTTTTTCTTTTTAAATCAAGATGCAAAGGTGTGGGTCAAGAAGCCTGAGAGGAGTAGACTCCTCGACCCACGGTGTCTGGAGAAAAGGGTCAATCCCCGGACTTACAGAGATTAGCACAAAAGAGCAACGAAGTTACGTTGTTCTTTTTTTCTGTCCTGCGTATAACTTTAGTCGTAAAATTGTTATATAACAATTTTGTTATATTTTCATACCCCTAAACTAAAATAAAAACCTTATTTGCACATTTTCTGCAAAAACATAAAAAATAATTAGGGGTAAATAAAAAATAAAAAATTTTGAAAAAAGTTACGAGGTATGACGGACGAGGGGGTCTCCCTCGTTCCGAGAAGTGCACCCCCCACTTCGGATTCGGATTCGCTGCGAGACGTTAGGAGTCCCAGACTTCGATCACCAACAGCACTGCGCCTTATCGATACACTCATGCGTAGCTGTGTGTACCACGCCACCACGTACTTCGCCAAGTCGTGTCGCCTAAGTGTAACTTATAACTAATAGGATCATATCATGCCACTATCAACTGTAATTGTTCTTAACATATTCATGTACACCATCGTAGCCATCTACTTCGGTTGGTACGTAGTACCATTCATCATAGTCAATCATGCCCTCGGTTTCCTGATTGAATACATGCGCACTCGCCCTACTAGTACACCAGCAAAGCCTAGCTTACACCTAGTTAAGTAGCTTAAAGAGATAGAGCTTCGGCTCTATCTCTTTTTTTTAATGCTGTGTGTCGTGCGGAGTGCGCAAAAAGATAAAAAGGGCATATAGCACATATACCCTGTACCAATACCGTAAAGGCTAATGACGTAAAGTCGTGCCTATATTAGTGAAATTAGTCAATTCTGACTTTTTTGTTTTCTTTAACACTTTTGAGGTTTTCAAAATGGACAAAAAAAGAGTAAATGCATTAAACGTCGATGATATCACTGCTCGCACTAAGCGCGGTATAGCTTTATTAGATGCAGCACATGCTATCATCTTTACCGCTTGGTTCAACGACTACATATTAGACGTTGGACGCTCGCCTGGTAAATTCCTTAAAGACAATCATGTCGATGTTTTGGTTAAATTGATCGAAATTTATCATCTGCAGAAAGCATTAACCGCAGAAGAAACCTTCGATCGTAAAACATCTCCCTGGATCGTTCGTGTACGCGCTCGCGCAGCACGGATCCGCGTCGCACAACAGGAATTGCGCAAGCTCGCAATGGCTTCGGCTCCGATCGAAGCGATTAAAAACGCTAAACTGCGCATAAAGGCAGCGCAAGCGACTTAAAAAGACCGAAAAGCGTCGAACTCATCCCGGAGTCGACGCTTTTTCGTTGCGAGAGATCTCGAGCCCACAGCTAAAAACTCGGCATACCTGGTAAATGACTGATTTAGTTGCGTATTAAAAACATCCCTTCGATAACTAACTTGCGTTGATTTGCACCAGGAGAGCTCCTCTGAAATAAATACAAGTCGTGCCTATTTTATTGTCATTAACTTAAAAGGATAAAACAAAATGGGTACTGGAATCTTAACGCTTTCATTCTTATGCGCATTAGCTTTTATCATCATTTTGCATAAATGTGGTATTCGTAATTTTACAAAACACAGCATTGCAACTGATGTATTCATATCAGGACTATTAACCATTCTGTTCTTTGGAACATTTTCTGGAATGGTTACTGCCCTGATAGCAGGTATATTCGTTTCCTTATACTTGGTATTCGCCAAGTATGTTTGGGGAACTCAAAAGGGGAAAAAATCATGAAAGATGCAATCTTAGAGATATCTAATCTGATTAAGAATTACACATTCGGTCTTATGACCACGGAAGAATGTTGGCAAAAGATTGTTGACGTTATCAATAGCACAGTGATTGAAAAGGACGACAATCATGAGTAAATATTATAAATCGTTTGAAGAACTCAAACTTGCTATTACATTTGCTGATGGTGAGCCTGTCGATCTCATCGACGATGATAAAGACGCCACGGAAGACTACTCACGTAGATCTCGATTCGGGCGTAATCCCGAAAATAATGTTATTGAGTATCAACGGCGGGCTCATGATCACACTAATTTTGATGATTTCTGCGTAATCATCATTGGTTGTACGTGCAAAAAATCCTGATGAATCCATTCACGGAGAATCAAAATCACGCTCTATCCCTCAAGGTGATGATATATCAATGTATTAAATCATTGATCGCAAGGAGACTGCTCCGCATGGTAGCGTAAAAACCATAGGTAAATGTAGCCGAACTTACTAATATATGACGCTGGTTGGCTACCAGCACTCAACTAATCAACTAAACATATGAGGAAATACAAATGCATTTATTTGGCGAAACACCTGACGAACTCGCAGCTAAATCAACTTCGATTGAGCAACTATTCGTGTTCCACACCGCTGCGGATTGTATCCGCTACGGGGAAAAATCTGCTGCTTTCGCAGTAGATATGCCTGGTATCGATGTTGCCAAGTTTGCAACCTACGCATACTCGGTAATCGTTCGTTTTGAAGATAACTTTTGTGAAAGTTATCAGGACGAACAAGGCACCTGGCAAACTCGCGGCAAGGGTCAATATTCCCTTACCACTCCGTTATATAACCGCTTAAAGAACCAGACTGATGCAGCTCTCGCATTCAGTAAAAACGTTTTCAAAACTGGTTCATTAACTACCGAGCGTTTACAGGAAGTTCTGGATTACGTCCAGGGTAAACGGCATACCGTTGTCGACGGTGTAAATACGATTATTCCGGTTGAACAAATCAATCCGGTATCATCCGAAGGCACCAAAGGTTTCAAGTTCTCCGAACAGGAAACCGGAATGAAAGAGTACATTTCATTCCAGACCAACGTTGCGATTGGGCAAGCCACTCGCATTTTCAAATCTACGAATACTCGTAATTTGAAAAAATCGAATCTTTCCGCCTCGATCATTGATGATCTCGTCAACCTGGAAATATTCGAACTAGGTAAAATGCCTGTTGATCCAACGCCGATCGACGGTGAAATTGTATCGTTCTTGACTGATACCACCGTCTATGAAGATACAGGACAGATCGAAGTTGATGAAACCGATCTGCACCTGTTGAAACAGGCACAAGTAAACCTTGCGCTCTGGTGGAACCTGTTCGATCGTCAATCCGACAAGAAAACACTTGTCGAAATTATGGTCACTGAAGCCAGGACTTTCATCGAGGAGAAACAGAAAAATCCGACTTCAGCTGGATTCATTCTCGCGGACGCAGTTTAGATCCCCAACGCCTGAACCTTCAGGCATTTGCAGGTGTAACAAATCTTAAAGGTTTGTTGCACCTGCTTTTTTAATGCACAGAGCCAGGCCCTAGTGGGGTTTAACTATGTTCAAATCAATTAAAATATGGTGGCTTAAACGCCAAGCAAGACGCTGGTATCTTCTTGCTACAACCATTCCTGATTACATGGATTGTGGAATAACTATGGCTAAATATATTCGTCCAGAAATGTTACAAGCTGAATATGCTTATGATAATATAGCAGATAAATTAACAGCTTTAAACGAATCTATTCCAGAGTTTAGATTTCATAAACCATGAGTTTTATACCAATAACACCAGCAGGATCAGTATGTGCTCACTTAGAATCAGATACTGAAGAAGAAGCATGGACAGCTTTAATGAAAGATGCTGCTCATATGCCATATCCAGATAAAGCTGCATTCATTAACCGTGGATATACTGTTGAAGCATGGGGAGAAAATAAAACCACACTTGATGAATTACAAGATAAAGTATCTCTTGCTATGCAATCTGATTTAGAACATGGTGTTGCGTGGATGAACGAAGAAGCAGCTGCTAAATTCGCTAAAGAATATCCAAGCATCATCGAAGTCCTTGGTTGGATAGCTGAAATAGATGAGATAATAAAATGACAATTACCGGAACTGATTTATCAGAAGAACAAGAACAAGAACAATTCCATAAAGCTCTCAATTTACTCGAAGCAGCTAAAATACCTGTCAATACCCTGGTAGCTAGATTAATAATAATTCTAATCAAAAAACAACTATTAACAGAGACAGATATCCATTTTTTAGTCCAAAAAGACTGATTACGAGATTACACTTTTGAAATCAAAGTCGTAATCGATAAGTCATTGATTTCATTGACTCGATTACGGTTTATTACGAAAATCGGCCTTTTTCGGAAATTAGTAGGAGAGAGCCGGAAGTATAGCCAAGTATAAATAATAAAATATATACTTTTCATTTTATACCCAATATTCTATATATTGTAATAAGTGTAATAAAGTGTAATCCAAGTAGTAAAATCAATGACTTAACACTTTTTCAAAAGTGTAATTTATCGTAATAATTGATCTCAAAAGTGTAATCTTATTATTTGATTGATTTTTACCCAATTCAGTTTTATAATATTGACCATAAAAGTAGCATTTATAACTCGGGGTTAATTATGCAGAAAATACTGGTATATACACTAGCATCTTCTAATGGTGTGCACCTGTCAAAAACCAAAACAACATCGTATCCATTAGTTAAAAATTTCAATTCTAAAGAACATACAATTACAACTCCGCAGCAGTTATTTAATGTCATAAATAAAGCTGCAGACACTGGGCATTGTCTCATTAAAGGTATGCTCACCAGGCAATTGAACGACGAAAGTAGAGCACGCTCTACAGATCCAGTTCTCCAAACTCAGTGGATAGTTTTCGATATTGACGGTGCACCATACAAATCACCGGAAGATTTCGTTCATGAGTTACCAAAAGAATTTCACGATGTTAGCTATACAACCCAGTATTCTGCATCACAAGGATTAAAGCCTGGTTTACGATGCCATCTCTTTTTTCTACTTAAAGAACCAGCTTACCCAGTTTATTTAAAAACATGGTTAAAACATCTTAATTTCAGTATTCCAACATTAACCAACGCATTAAAATTAACATCAACCAGCGTTGCTTTACTCTGGCCTCTAGATATCACAGTATGTCAGAACGATAAAATTATTTATGTTGCGAGCCCACAAGATCGAACCGACAAAAAAAGACCGAATCCCTGGGTTTCTTTTAGTAAGAAAAAGAACACACATGTTAAATTCGCCGGCATAAAATTCGACACAAATGAAACACGGTTAAACGAAAAGAAACACATAAATAGAATTAGAAAAGACCAGAATCTTTCGGTTAGAAAACAACTTAACATGAAGAAAATTGGTACCTTCGATGTCTTATCTAATCCAGGTGAATGCGTCGTAACCGGACATAAAATAGAAAGAGAATTTAATTACCTCAACCTAAATGGCGGTGACTCGTGGGGTTACTATCACGCAATTGGGAAGAATGAGATCTTATTTAATTTTAAAGGTGAACCCCTTTACTTAATTAAAGAACTCCTCCCTGAGTATTACAAACAAATAAACGAAGATAAAGATGTGCCCACAAACACCATCGAGTCAGAAGTAGATTCATCAGCATACAGATATCTAGCCTTCTGCGATGCAAAGACCGATGCATATTATAGAGGTACTTTCGACGAAGTAGAAAATTACCTCGAAATATTTAAAACAAACAGTTTAGTTAAAGTAAAGCATTTTTTAAAACAGCATGGTCAATACGTA